GCGGCTACACCCAGGCCTACACGCTGCTGTCGCCACCGGAATGGCGCTGCGCGATCGAGAAGGCAACGGTGAGCAATGGCGAGCGGCACTTCGCGTCGACCGTCATCGCGCAAGCCACGCACATTTTGACCGGGCGCTTCCATGCGGGGATCTCGACGCAGACCCGGATGGTGTGGGTGGATCGCGCTGGCGATACGCATACGGCCAACGTGATCGACGTGGAAGATCCGGAAGGGGCGGGCGTGCTCACCATCGCGGCGGCGACGGAGGTGACGACGTGACCGGGCTGACCTTCACGGGCCTGGACGAGCTCAGGGCGGCGATGCGCGAGCTGCCAGAGACCCTGACGGCGGAAGCCTCGCACATCGTCGAAGCGGCAGCGAACGGGGCCGCGGCAGACATCAAGGCGGCGTACCCGGTGCGGACGGGCAATCTCCTCGATCACCTCACGGTGACGCATTTCGACCAGGGACGGTACGTGGCCGCGGCGCTTGTCAAGAACACGTCGAAGCATGCCTGGCTCGTGGAGAACGGCAGCCAGGCGCGGCATACCGCCATCGGGGCCAATCGTGGGTCGATGCCGCCGGCGCATGTGTTCGTGCCGAGGGTCATGCGGGCGCGGCGCCGAATGTACGAGGAGTTAGTCGCATTGCTCGAACGGAACGGCCTCACGGTGGGTAGCGATGGCGGATAGCAGCCTCATCGACAACGGGATCGTCTCGCTGCTCGGGTCTGACGTGACCTTGCTGGGACTCTGCCCGAATGGGGTGTACTGGGATGAAGCTCCACCGAACTCGCAGCGGTTTGTGATCGTCTCGCTCGTGGATGAACACGATATAGGGACATTTCGTGCGCGTGCTTTCGAGGAAGGGCTCTATCTCGTCAAGGCGGTCATGCTGTCCACGGCCGGCGGTGACATCAAAGCCGCGGCGGCGCGAATCGACACGTTACTCGAGCAGCAAACGCTGACCATTTCAGGCTACGCGCCCGTGATCGTCAGTCGGGAATCGCGGGTGCGGATGACCGAAGTGGACGACGTTGACCAGTCGATTCGCTGGTTTCACCGAGGCGGCCGGTACACCGTGGCGGCGTCTCTATGATGCCCGACGTGTCCTTTATCGTGACGTCCGATCGGCCGAACCACCTGCGGCATCTCATTGCCTGTTTGCGGCTGCAAAGTAACGCGAATTGGGAGCTGATTGTGCTCGACCAAACGCCGAGAGCGGCCTGTGTCGAGCCGGTCAAGGAAGTCGAAGCTCTCGGGGAGACGCGCGTGTTCTGGGAAGCCGTCCCGCGTATCGGGGACGTCGGGCAGTCCATGAAGATGGCCTATACGCGGTTCGCCCGCGGGGAGTTCATCTGTGTGCCGATGGACGACGCCTACTACATGCCGTCGTTTATCGACCAGATGCTCTGGGCGGCGCGGGCGCACAACTACGATCTCGTCTACTGCGACTGGCTGTGGAACGCGGCGGATCAGACGACGCCCTACCGACACGTGCCGGTGCGTCCGGCGTTCGGCTGGATCGACGTCGGCGGCTTCCTCGTGAAGCGGGAGGCCCTGCTCGCGGACGGCTGGGGCTATACCGGCGAAGGTGGCGATGGGGTGCTCGTGGAGCGGTTGGCGGCGAAGGTGAATCACGGCGCGGTCCCGAATCACCACATTCTGTATGTGAAGAATTAATGAAGATCCTCGTGGTCGATCCTGGCGCGAACACCTCCACGCTCGACGTGGCGATCGGGCTGCGCTATGGCCTCAAGCACCACGGGATCGACGTCGTACCCTACCGGTTGGATCAGCGGATCGAGTTCTCGCGCAAGTGGCTGCACATCATGTGGCGCCAGAAGAAGAAGGACGATCCGACGCTCCAGAAGCCCGGGCCCCAGGACGTGATGTATCACGCGGGCGTCGGAGCGATGGAAATGGCGCTCCGGCATCAGGTGGACGCGGTCCTCGTGGTCTCTGCGATGCTGCTCCACCCAGACGTGGTCGTGATGATGAAGCGCGCCGGGCTGCGCGTCGTCGTCCTGTTCACGGAATCGCCCTACGACGAGGAGCAGGAACTTCGGATCGCCAAGCTGGTGGATGGCTGCTGGACAACGGAGCGGACCTCGGTGCCGACGTTTCGCGTCGTCAATCCGTGCGTGGGCTATTTACCCCACGCCTGGCATCCCGACCGGCACTTCGTGAGCGATAACTACGTCCTCGACACGCCGAGTCATGACGTGGTGTTCGTCGGGTCAGGCTTTCCCGAGCGTGTGGCCTGGTTCAACAGCATCGACTGGACCGGGATCGATCTGGGGCTGTATGGCACATGGAAAGGACTGGGCCTCAATAAACAGGTCGCGGCCTGTGTGCGCGGGGCCCAGATTACGAATGAGCAGACGTCCGCGCTTTATCGGCGCGCGAAGATCGGCCTCAACCTCTATCGTTCCAGCGTGCATGCGGAGTCGCTGAGCCCGCGTGCCTACGAACTCGCGGCGTGCGGCACGTTTCATCTCAGCACCGATCGGAAAGAAGTGCATGAGGTCTTCGGGGATCTCGTGCCCACGTTCACGACGCCAGCCGAGGGGGACCTCCTGATCCGGCAATGGCTCGCGGACCCGCTCGGGCGCGAACAAGTCGCGCTCTTACTTCCGGCCTGTGTGGCCGAGTCATCGTGGGTGCATAGGGCGCCCGCGGTTATCGGAGACCTCCAACACATCGCCTCACGGGCGGCATAGGAGACACACATGGCAGCGTATCCAGGGCGCAATGGGATGGTGTATCTGAGCACCACGGGAGCCGGGGCGGTCACGACCGTCATCAAGCTCACGAAGTGGGCACTCGACATGTCCACCGACAAGATCGAGGTCACGTCGTTCCTCGACTCGAACAAGACCTACGTCCAGGGACTGAAGGACATCAAGGGCACGTTCGCCGGCTTCTTCGACGACACGGAAACGAAGCCCTTCGTGGCCTCGGATTCCACGAGCGGCTGTCTGCTCTACTTGTACCCGTCCTCGCTGCTCCCGTCGCGGTACTGGGCGGGGCCGGCGTGGCTCGACGTCTCGGTCGATACCGGCGTCGCCGACGCGGTGGCGATCTCGGGCAACTTCGTGGCGAACGGCACCTGGGTCAGATTCTAAGGTCTGACCTGGCGTGAACCACGTCGTCTTACGCGGGACCTCGGCGGAAGTGCGGTGGGCCTACCACCAGGCAGCCGTCCTAGGCCCGTGGACGTTGGAGGCGGGCGCGCTCTCTGCGGAGATCGTGTCCGCCGATTCAACGCGACTCTCTCAGCAGCCGCTTACGTTCCTGGTGCGTCGATCGAATGGCGCGATCTGGAAGTGGCCGATCGTTACTCTCACCGTCGAGGGTGCCATGCTGCTGGCGACGCTCGGCGAGGTATAGGACGTCATGGCATTACGGATGCGACGACCGGAAACGGTCAGACTCGCCCTCACGGATGGCGACTGGGTTGAAGTCAAGAAGTACCTCACCGCTGGGGAGCGTCGGCAGATGTTCGCCGGCATGCTGCGGCAGGGTGTCGACGGCACCGACGAAGTGAACACGCTCAAGATCGGGCTTAGCAAGATCGCGGCGTATCTCACGGACTGGTCCGCGAAGGATGCGGACGGGAAGCCGGTCGTGATTGCGGATCGCGACGTCGCTGCGGTCACGTCGGCGGTCGATTCGTTGCCGCCGGAAGCCTTTACGGAAGTGCTGGCCGCGATCGAGGCCCACGAAACAGCAATGGAAGCCGCGCGGAGTGCGGAAAAAAACGGCCAGGGTGGCGAGAGCACATCGCAGGCGACCTCGCCATCGCCCGCAAGTTTGGCTGGCGATACGAGTGGGTCGGTGAACTAGACGCTGACGTCTATGACGTGTTGATCGACGAACTCATCAAGGAGAGCGGTTCCTAAATGGCTGTGACGGCTACCTTTAAGGCAGACTTCCGATCGTTCACGGATGCCGTGAAGGCTGCCGAAGTTCAGCTCGCTGATCTGGAATCTGGTGCCGGGAAGGTCGACAAGGCCCTCGGCAAGATGGTCGAGGGTTTTTCCGGCAAGAAGATCATCGCGGACGCCACGCTTGCGACCAAGGCCATCGGGGACATCGAGAACGTCACCAAACTCACCGCGAACGAGCAGCAGAAGCTCAACACGATCCTTCAGGAAGCCACGGCCAAATACAAAGCGTTAGGCCAGCAGGCCCCGGCCGACATGCAGAAGTTGGCGGATACCACCAAGAAGGCCGTCGACGAATCCAAAAAGGCCGAGAGCGGGATCGCGGATCTGGGTGGCGGCATCGCCAAACTCGCGGGGGCGTTAGGGATTGGGTTCTCTATCGGTGCCGTCGTGTCGTTCACTAGGAGCGTGTTCGATACTGCCAGCCAGATCGGCGATCTCTCATCGCAGATCGGGATCTCCACGGACGCGGTGCAGGGCTTCAAGTTCGCCGCGGAGCAGAGTGGGTCCACGCTTGACGCGGTTGGCGTCGCCATCACGAAGATGAATCAGAACTTGGCCGGCGGCGACAAGGCCACCGTCCAGGCGCTGAAGGATGCTGGCCTGAACTTCCAGGCGATCCGCAACATGAAGCCGGAAGACGCCTTCCTGGCGATCACGGATGCGATCCAGAAGATTCCCGATCCGATGACGCAAGCGGACGTGGCGTTGCAACTCTTCGGGAAGAGTGCGGGGCAGTTGCTCCCGGCCATTAAGGAAGGCTTCCGCGGCACGTCCGAGTCGGCCTCGAAGATGTCCGAGGAGACGATTAAGAGTCTCAAGGCCGCACAGGACGCCTGGAAGGCGCTCAGCACGGATGTCACGATCGTCTCGGGCAACTTAATTGCCGCGACGATGAGCCTGACCAAGGCGGTGACCTCGAGCGGCCAGAGCGTCTGGGCGTTCGCGCGTGACGCGGTCCTTTTTGGGGCTGGGTCTGCTGGCACGATGGCGGTGGCACTAGACAAGGCGACGGTCGCAGCCAAGAAGAATCTCGACGTCAATCTTCCACTCGCGGACGCTCACCACAAGACCGCGGAAGAACTCGCGGCCGAAGAGGCGGCGGCTAAGAAGGCCGCGGACGCCATCGCGGCGCATGCAGCGGCGATCCAGGCCCTCGCCGACAAGTACAGCGGGGCCGCGCTCGCCAAGCAGGTCAACGATCTCTCCGAGGCGATGAAGAAGCTGGGGCCCTCGGCGAACTTCCAGCAGCTCGCCGACGACATCGGCAAACTATTCAAGGAAGGGGCGAACCTCACCCCGCAAATGCTGCAACTCGGGATCGCCTTCAGCACCCTGACGGCTCCGATGATCACGGTGCAGCAGGCGTTCAAGGATCTCTCGGCAACCATCGACGTCGTGCCGCCGAAGATCGACAAGGTCTGGGAGGAATTGAACAAGCCGATTCCGTTCGGCATCACCAACCTCAAGAACGAGTTCGCGGCCCTCGTGGTGATCTCTCCCGAGACGATGTTAAAAGGCGTGGCGGTGCAGGCGTACGACGTCAACAAGGCGCTCGGCGAACTGTCGCAGGCCTTCTCGCAGTTGGCCCAGGTGGCGGGTGGCGGCCTCGGGGACATCGTCCGCAGTATGGGCACGTTCATCTCGTCCATTGAAACCGCGAACAAGAGCATCAAGGCCTTTGAAGAAGGCAAGAAGGCCTTCTCCGTGGGGAGCTCACTGGCGGGGATCGCTGGGATGGCGACCGGCATCATGGGGATCGCGTCGGCGGCGATTGCTGCGGGCAAGGCGATCGCGAATCTGTTCAACCGGGACCAGGGCCGTGATCTCGTCAAGGAGTGGGCGCAGTCGATCACCGGCAGCAG